CCGTGATCTGTGGAAGATCCATGCTATATTCCCCCTCGCTTCACATGTACGTGTTCTACGGGCCGGCAATGATCACCACGTTGGTCCCATCAGAATACACCACATCCCAATGTGAGTATTCGTATAGTTGCATATCGAACAAAACTTCAGCAAGGGTACCTGAAATTGAAATGTATGGACTATGAATTTCTGAAACAGTTCCACCCGTGCAAATTTGTCTGTGATGTTGTCAAATTCAACAATAGTGATGTCACTCCTTGCAGCCATTGCATCTAGGAGTTCACGTATGGTATCATAGTTTGCATTTGTGATATTCCATACTGTGTTCGTATAGTTTCCATCCCTAGTGATCTTCACATGTGTTGAATTGATATCTAGTGTTGCAGTTGTGTAACCTCGAACAGATATGTTGAAATCTTTCACGTCGTCTAGTTCTACTGTGATAGTACCACTTGAGATGGTGATGTATGCTGTATTGCAATCCCCTAGGTAATTTACAGTACACACATTTGTTGCCGCCATTGTGGGCGGTATCATAGCGGCCAAAAGTGAGGCCAATAGTAGTAGTATGATCTTTTTCATATGAGATCCCCCCAAAAAAAAACAAAAGGGATCAATACCCTTCTGCTCTCCAGTATCCATCTACCCCGGCAGTGGTGACGATTGTCACTGCACTACCATCACAAGGGAAAGTTTCATTTACGGTGCATTGGTCTGCCGCAACACTTGCCCCGCTTGGGGTCAGTGCGATAAATTCACATACTGTGAGTCCAGTATTGATATCGCCACCTGTTTCAGATCCACTTGCACTGAATGTGCCCCTTGTGACTATCTTGTCACCAGATTTGCCGTAGCTTGTGATTGTGCTCGAAAATGCCATTTACATCATTCCTCTTTCTTTTCCTCTTTCTGTGGGGTACCACGCTTGGTTTTCTGTATGTTCCCAAGATCAACACCATCTATTACGGTGAATCCTCCTCTTTTCCTGAACATATCGATATCTGCTTCATTTTTCACTTCAGTTTCTTTTTTGGCTCCTGTGAAAGAATACCGCAATCCAGATATGCCTTCCTCACATTTGAATGTCTCAGGCCCATTATACCGCACTTTCACCATCACACCCCTCCAAAAAAAAAGAAAAGAGGATCATGCCAATCCTCTGATTTTTCCTTGTGCAGCAAACCTATCGCACCAGATTTCTCCAATCCAAGAGAAGACTCCTTCAGTTCCGAATGTATTTTGTACAAAGGGGTCAGTTGTTTCAGTGTATGTAATTGGCTTGAGGGTTTCCAAGAATATATGGTCTAGATCAAGGATATATATTCTTGAAATTGTGTCTTTGACAACGTTGTTACTTCTGAGAATTGGCAGTCCGTTGTATGTTGCAACTGGTATTCCAGCTTCCTTTCCTCTGACTCTGATGCCTTCCACAGTGAATTCCACATATGCGTCGGTTGGATACACTTCTTTGGGCCTTTCAAGCTGTGCGATCCTTGCGGCTGTGTCGTATCCTGTGAGTATGACTTTGTTCTTGTCGGAATCCCAGTATGGTTCACATGCAGCGATTACGTCGTCTATCAGTTTCAGTGTGAGAGTTCTGTCTGTTTCAGTTCCAGCAGATCCACCATGTGAAACTTGGGCGTCAGTCCATGTTGCGCCACCATCCCTATCTATTCCGTAGACATCTCCCTCGTTTGTGGTGAGTTCTGTTCCGGCAACTTCATCATATGACCCAATGATCCTATCCAGTGGGGTGATGATTGTACCATCTGTTGCAGCGCCATGTGCGTCAGCTAGGATGTTCCTATTGAGAGTGTTCTTGAATTCTCCTGCGGTGTAACTGATGATATCTGACCACTTCACAGTGTCGTCTTTTCCCTCTAACAATAGTTCTGTTTCAGAAACGTTTGTGGCCCTTTGTACCCTATGAGGAGTGATACCAATCTCTGCAAATGTTGGCTTGAGTGTGTCAGGAATTGCGCCTGTTTCGGTCACATTTCCTCCCACAGTGAGACCAGCTGCAGTGACTGCTCTATACCCTGACTTCTTCCACGGCCTTTTCGGCAAGATCGCAAAAGCATTTGATTCGGTGACCACTTGAGAGTGCAAAGTCGCACCGTAAATTACATTTCTCACCCCAGTTGTAGTTGTGATCACAGGGGCATCTGATTTCTTGATCTCGAACTTTTCGATTTCCTCGTCGAGTTCGCTCATCCTTTTTGTCTTCTGTAGGACCGTAGTATCAAAACCGGATTCCTTGAGTGGATTCCAGTAGTAATATGCAAGCATGTCTTCATATGTTTTGAACATTGGTGTTACCATTTTTTTCCACCTTACTCAAATTTGATCTTTGCGAGTATTTGTGTGATCTCATCTGGTGTTGGATCTTTTCTTTCAACAGCATGAGATTTCTGAACTGCAACGAACTCGTCTTTGAGTTCTGCTTTGATTTCTTCTTTCATTTTTGTCAGGTCAACCAAGATACCTTCTGATTTTTCTTCTGGCTTCTTGGCCTCCTTTTCAATCTTTGGTTCTTCTTCTTTCTTTTCGAAATGTTTTTTCACAAGCTCTGTGAGCTCGTTGATTTTTGCGAAAGTCTCGTCCCTATACTTTTCGAAGTCTGTTTTGGCGATGAATTCAGGAACGGGAGCTTTTTCTTCAACTTTTTCAATTGGTTTTTCTTCTGTCATAGTATCATCTCTTTTGATCACATCGAATTCGGCGGCAGGATTTGCCCCGGCCTGACAAATTGTCACGGCTGACAAATTCAACTCAGAAATGAGTCTGCCACAATACTCTTCCTTGGTGCAAGGCCTTGCCGAGAGAATATTTCCTGTGATGGAATATTTCTTGTATTGGCCTTTTGCAATAGCTTTTCGGATCTTTGCACAATAGGCAGTGTCATCCCATATTTTCGCTAGCACAAATAGCGCTTCTTTTGTTTCCTCGAGATTTCTGAATTTCGCAAGTTCTTCAGGATGGGGCAATCTGACTTCAGTTTTGTATATCTTCCCAGAAAGTTCCACAGATTCTAGGAGTTCGCCAACAATGTGATCAGTATGATCCACGGTGAGCCTTGCTCTTTTGAGCAACTGTGGCAAGGCCTTCCTGATAGCGTCAATTTTGATGACGTCGCCTTGTGTGTCGAGTATTTCCATGGATGCGGGGCCAAAAATATACATATCTTTTTGGTCGTCCATTTTTGCAAATTCGCCTTCGAAAGTGAACATGATATCACCTAGATCGTGATAGATATTCCGTGAGTTTGTTTTGCAAGCGCTGGACGGTGACTTCCAGCTCTTCCATTGCAGAATTGTATAGAAACATGGTTCTCTTCATCTTTCGGCTCATAGGCACTCCAAGTGGGGGGGGCTCAACATACTTTGCATATTCAACATTGGCACTTGCACCAGGCCTTTTGATAGGTCCTACTCTTGTGTCGGCCCAAGCATCGATAGTGAAATCTGAAACTTTTTTTGCAAAAATAGATTGTTTGAGATTCCCAGTCCTATACGGCGCTCTGCCCTTGGCTTTGTTGATGGTTTTGATTCCCCACTCGTTGAACTCTGCCCCGATGATATTCTTCATTTCCACAGGCGCTTTTTCAAGAATTGTTTTGAGGGCCCCTGTGTTGATATCCATAGTGATTTCTATCATATACCTAGTGCTTCATTTGAATTGTCATATTCAGGCAATGGCTTGAATCTGATACCGTTGTCGCCAGGGTACGGCTTTGTGTGAAAAACTTTGAGTACCCATATTTCTTTTGGTATCCCATCGGGGTATGCGTTACATTTGTGTTCCTTGCGATAGTGTACACATTGCAAACATAGATTGATACCCCTTGTCACGCCTTCATCGGCAATGAATCTGTTCCGAGGATCTTTTTCATCAATCATATTTGTTCCCCAAGTAGTCTACATCATAGACTTTGATATTTATCTTTTTCGTTGCAGATATATCTATACCTTCTCGTTCCAAGAGAGCTATTTCTTCAGGAGTTGCCGGCCTGGAGTAGGTGTTGTTGATATGGAAAAATGATCCATCATGAAGCAAAACTTCTTTTTGTTTGAAATCGTATGAGTCCCCTATATACACAACTCGAGTGCCTCTTGGGATATGTATTTTGATCAGTGTGATAGTGCCAGTTCTTTCGTCCATGTACCACCCTCCAAAAGCCAATGCAACTTTGGGGTCGGTACTGGTGCTCAAGAAACCTTTGTCTTCAAAAATGTTCCGGAGTTCCGGATCATTTGGGTCTAGAATGTGGCCTAGGATTCCTTTCTCACTTGTTCCACGCCACAAAACTACCCCATCTTCGTCGACCACGCTCCCAGGGAGATTGAAAATCTGCCGGATAATTTCGATTGCCTTCTTTGCACGTTCAATTTGGATTTCGTATGTGATCTTTTTGAGATAGTCTAGTGGGTGCCTCAAGATCGTATTTACATAGTATGAAGTCGACGTGTATTGCCACAGCACATCATGCATTTCTTGGGTGAAATCTTTCCTATCTTCTGCACGGACAGAATTCCATTTGGATTTCGGTGTTGTTTCTTCATCTTCCGTTTCCACTTTCAGTTCTTGTTGTGCATGTGTTTCAGGGCCTTTTGGCTCACCCCATCCTTCTTCTTTCATACTTTGTGTTCGGTACTCGTAGTAGCACCTGCAATGTGGATGTAATGGGATATCTTGCCCTACACTAGGGGTATCATCGATTGGGATCCACCCCTCTAGAAAAGCCTCTGCACAATGCTCACATGTCAGGTCATCAGCCTGGAATATCCACCGCTTTTCGATTGCACCGAGTTCCTTTGCGGCCTTTGTTCCAGCTTCGATGAAAATCCTAGTTCCTTCAGTTCGGGCCACCATTTTCCAGTAGTAGCTATCCCTTGTCTGGAAATACATCTTGAGCCGCCTAGCAACAGTCTGCCAGTTGTAGCCTCTTGCCGCTTCCTCGTTGATGATTTCAAAGATCTTTGCTTTTTCCCTATTGCTCCAAGATCGGAAAAACGGAGTTTCATATTTTTCCATGAATTCTTGCATGTATGCAAGAGCATATGGGTCTGGGTTATCCAAAGGGCCTTTTTGCAGTATCCCTTTGTATTCGTTTGTGATCTTGTGGTACGACTCAATGTACAATGGGAAAAGATAGTGCCGGAGGGCCACGTCAAGTGCTTTTGCTGTGTCGGCAATTTCAGATTCGATCCCTTGAATCAACCTGCCCCGGTCTGCATGAATGTTATACTCCTGAAAAATCCCCTCAATGTTTTTTTCGTACTTTTGCGCAACACCTGTCATCACTCGTTCAACATCGCTGAGCAAAAAATCAGGTATATATGCATGCCATTGAGGGGATTGTGACTTTACTATCTGAGAATGAGTATCATGTGGGGCCTCAATCTTTTGTGGGGGCTTCAGAGATCCATCGTCATTGAATTCGACTTCATATCCTGCAGATCCATAGATCGCAACAGTTTCGGCCCTGATCTTTTCTATCTCAGCAATCTCACGATCATCTGCAATTTCAATCTCTTCAAAATCGAAATACCAGTCAGTGATCCCTAGGGCCGGCATCAGAACTGTGTTGAGTGGCTCGGTGAATACCTTCATCCATGCCTTGGTCGTA